CACTTGGTTTTATTTTGCTTTTCGCACCTCTTAAAGAAGTTTTGTAAATCTGTCTTAACCAAAAATGATGGCAGTTGCCACCGCCCTTATATAGCCATATAGAATAAGTAGCGGCACCTTTAGGTCCCCAGCCTGGATTAACAGCTCTATCTCCCATCTGAATAATATCCTCTTTTCTGTAAACTTTATTCGCTGATGACATTAACTTGCAAAAATCTCTAGTTGAACCTTCTTGACTTAAAAAATTGTCTTTAGTGTAAACATATCTAACTTTGTAAAATTCGTTATCCTCTTTATTAGTTCCATCTTGACTACTTCTAGCGTTTGGTCTAGCAGTACCTGTTGATGCTAATTCTAAAGGCTCTTGATTTGCAATTTTATTTAATTCAGTTTCAAAGTCAAAGTCTTGATGTTCTCCATCTACTATTTCATCATCAATTAATTCCCAACCTTCTGGAATGTCCTCTCCATACTGATCAATGAAGCTTTCTAATTCTGTTTTTGCTTCTTTTGACAACTCTGTCTTTTCGCAGTCACATTTATCTTTTTGCTTTTCACAATCACACTCAGCTAAGTTAGTAGCTTCAGAATGATCTTTACAAGCCATATAAACAGTTTCTCCTGTTGATTCTAATGTATGTTCGTGATACCCTTCGCATCCTTTAATTTTTGCCTGTGCTTCTGCTTCAGCTATTGTGCTGAATACAGGCTGCCCATCTATCATTCCTACTTTGCTAAGATTTAATTCTTGCTCTACTGTTGCTTCACCCCCTAACGGTTCAAGTCCAAGCTCCTCTCTGATTTCATCCGTAGTCATCACCTCTCTAATAGTCTTAGAATCAAACTGAACTGTGATAGGTTTAAGCTGTACGAAATTCACAGGCATATCCATATTATTGATCTGGAATATTTTTCTTAGCTGTTTTACTATTTGGTCTTGGAATGGTTTAATTACCGTATTCAAGTAGAAATTGGCAGCGTTTATAATTTCATCAGTATTACTTGAAAAGCCATTAGCAGTATCAATTCCCATCAAGGTCTTTGATGTTACTCTATGCCCAGAAAGTATATTAGAAGTCAAAAGCTCTTGTAGGGCTAAGTATTGCTTGTCTAAGTCACTTGTATTTATTGGCGTGATTTCTGGGGTTCTAGTCTTGTCATCTGAGAATGTAAGTACAAATTTTCCTGCGTTAGTTTCTGAACAGAATTTATCTGTTAGACTTTGCTCTATTTGTATTCTTTCCTCTCTAGTTGGCACCCCATTAGCAAAGGAGATCATAAAGGAACCTGCAAAGCCATTGGAAATATTATTGAGATGGAACTCAGAAACTCTAGAATCAATTAATGCCCAGTTATTACAAGACACGTAATCTGGTGTATAATAAGAGTTCATGTCTGGACTATAAAGCCCTGAATACATAATCTGATTCGCAGATGTTCTGTCATTAGCATTAAATGCAGGAACGTAATAAGGCTTGTTCTGTCTAGTATTTGTCCAGTCAGCACTTATGTAATAGCCTTTAGTCTTTCCAAATTCATCAGGTCTAGCACATCTTATCTTAGAAACATCTACGTGATAGATTTCAGCAATTTGAGTCCTGTCTTTACTCCACACTAAATTAAGAGCAAACCCCCCTTGCAGCTTAAAGTCAAATGCTATCTTTTTAATTACTTCATGTAAGCTTTCATTACCATTAGCTCTATTGATAAAGTTCTCTAGCTTTACCCTAGCTTCTAGATCTCTGTCATCCTCATCCTCTATTATAAGAGCTTCTCCTGCAATCATCTCAGAAGTAGAGTTAATAATAGCCGCAGAGATACTACTAGAATAATACAAGTCTATAAGGAACTGAGGATATAAATTTTTCCATCCATCTCCTCCCCCGTATTCTATCCAATCTCTACCCCTAACTTCTTGAACAGTTGGTGCTGTGCTAGTTGATAATTCAATGTTTATTATATTGTCTTTCATAGTTTAGTTTTCAGGATTCCATTCAGGTGTTTGTACTATTTCTAACATCTCAGAATGAGTATATTGTGACAAACCTACTAAAAAATTAGGTGTTTCACCTGTAAACTTTAGTATTGTTTTGTCACCATTTACAGAAAGTCTTAATGTATCAACACTTGTTTGATAAACTTTTAAAAAGTCTATTGTGTCTACATTTGCCATATCGTATATTACATATATCATTTTTTTATCTTTTATTATGGTACATCTGTGATTATATCATTACTAGCCATATTAGTCATAGTTCCATCTGCATCAAAAACTCCAGCATCATCTGAAATAGTAGGGAAAGCACCTGTTCCTGTTGGATCACCATTTCGCCACCACCCCTGACAACCACTTATGTCTGTAACATCATTTGGTACACCTGAGTTGTATAAAGTGGTTACTTCAGAAGCTGATAACACTTTGTTAAATACAGAAAATTCATCTTGTATAATAGAACTGTAAGATCCACTTCCATAAGCCATTCTAAATTCTGCTGGAGTTACACGTACTGTTTCAAAATCTCCTGAAGCACCATCTGTTCCACTCTTTACGCTACCATCAAAATAAGAAGTAATGCCTGATTCTAGATCTCCATTCCAAGTAAAAACAATATGATGCCAATTTTCATCCCCTATATTGTAATCCATATTGTATGATATATTTCCACCAATAGTTTCATCATACAATACTAATTTAGGATGACCGTTAAATCTAACAAAAAAGTCATATTCTGAATTGCCGCTAATATTTTTAGAAAATATTTTTTTGCTTTTAGCTGTTTTTAACCATATACTAAAACTCCAACCTGAACTACCTCCTATTGCAAAAGGTGTTAGTGCTGGTGCATCAGCAGGTAAGGCTAAATAATCATCAACACCATCATAAGTTAATGAGAATTTATTATCAAACCCACTAGCAATTCTAGTGTTAGATACTAAGCTTTGACCTAATTTAAGTACTCTCATTTTTATGTAGTTACACCTTCATGATAACCTACTCCAACTCCACTTGTTAAAGTGATCGCAGTTACGTTCATAAATAATGTAGTACCAGCAGGGAGTGTAGTCTGTAAAGCACTTTCTCCAGTCGCATCTGCAACTGTGATAGAAGCTATAACACTTTCAACTGGAAAGAATACACAATAGTAATCTTTGCTTGTTTGTGCTGCTGTGGTAAAAATTTCTGTACCACCATTCTTTCCCAGTTGTTCCATTAATAATTGTTGTACGTTTTCTATTGCCATTTTTTATTTTTTTTTATTGTCCGTAATATATATAGTTAGTGCCACTTGGCTCTTGCCTTTGAGTGTACTGAACTTGTGCAGTTCCTGACTTATCAGCAACATACATTTTTCCTTTAGTTACAAGCCCTTGAACCACTCCATGGGTAGGACCTACTGGTAATACATCATCCTCCGTTACAGGTGCATTTCCTGCACTTATAGCGACTGCACCACTCCAAGCTACTTCATAGACTTCATATTTGTAATATCCTGCTGGTTTAAAGTTTACTCGACCTGTATAAACATCAGGAGTTGCATTATAATCAAACACAAACTTTGTGTATCTATTATAGATCAAATGAACAGTAGAATAAGCATATTGAATTGACTTATCCATGTCATTACTAAATTTTACTAAGTGCCTAATCTTGTCAGAACTAACCGAAGTATCTATACGATTATCCTCAGTTTGTAAGTAAGTAGTCAGGTTAGTTTCTGTGATTGCTTGTATCATCTACTATATAATAGAAAAGTGCCGAATTTATTTGGAATAAAAGAAAAGAGGGCATAAAGCCCCCTAATCAAAGAATATATGAAAACTACTAATTGTTTTTAAGATGAAACAACGCCACCTAATGTAAACCCACCATTGTCAAATGGATTGGTTGTAAAGTCTGGAACAAATTGAAAAGGCTGTTGCTCTAAACCATCGAAAGTTAGAGTATAACCATTTCTATCTCCAAACGCTGCACCACTATCCATAGTTCCTGCGTTAAGTTCCATTCCATTTACACTACCTAGACAGACAATAGCATCATGTCCTGTTGCTGTTACTGTTTGATTTAATTGTGCGAATATTATTACTTTAGTTTGTCCTAATAATTTTATCTGATTCTGATCCTCTTTGGTAAGTCTGTTAAGTATGATGTTAACCGTGGGAGTGTAAAATATTGTTCCGTTTTCTCTAGATCCAGTAATAGTATCGGTAAGACTAGCAACACCCAAAGGCATTGTGTATCTATAAAGACTATTAGACCCCATTTCTAAATCAGTAATTTCACCGTTTGCCGTTGGTATTGATGTCACTTGGTCATAAACTGCGAAATATATAAACTTAATTCCACCTGATATTCTATTACAATCAAGTCCTCTACCCTTTGTTAAAGCTGTACATGCCATGTTATTTTATGTTTTAAGGTTAAAGGAGTGAGAGCCGAAGCCCTCACTTCTATAAATTAAGTTAATTACGACTGTCTTACAATGTCAGCACCAACACCTGTTTGTACACCACCAGAGAATTTACAAACCACTCTGATATTATCTGATCCATCAAGAGCAGACATGTCCATTAAAGCTATTCTAGGACCTGTTCCAACAGTTCCAAAGTCTGAAACCAGATCTGTTCCCCAGTATAAATTAGACTTAGTCGCTGCTACCATTTGATTGTCTGGTAAAGAAGGGCAAACTGCAATTTTATAGCCTTCAAATACTGGCTCATAGTCACCATTCATATTGTAAGCGTTTACATATCCTAATGTAGATACTGCTGATACATAGAAAGCGTAAGTCTTAGGGTTCATATAAATATGAAGGTCCTCTTTAGTCAATATAGCTGATACATTAGCTGCCATATCAGCAGTTAAAGTTTGTAAGTTAGCTATGATGTTTGTTGCTGTATAAGCACCTGAAGCAGATGATTGTACAACTGTTGCATCAACACCTGGTAATAAGTAACCAACTGCTGCACCTAAGAAACCAGTAAATTCTCCGTTAGTTGCAGTTACACCACTCCAGATAGAGTTTTCTACTCCTTCTGCAATAGTACCACCCATATAAGAAATTACATAGTCCTCAAATGATGCTGGTGGATTAGCACCAGGTCCTGACATTTGTAAAGATTCCCAGCTACTAACTAGGTTTTGCTTACATAAGTCAATGTTAATTTGTAACGGTTTTACCTCAAGTACCTTTTCGGTCATTGTAAGTGTTCCGTGATCAGTAAAGTCACACGTGGCATCTCTTAAAAGAGTTGCACCAGCGACAGATTGTATGTTAGATTTATAACGAACATTATTCATTTGCGTTAAGTAATCTAAACTTTTTGCTTCCTTAAGAGCCGCTGAAATATACATCCCCGCTGCGGATCCCGAGAAATTTGAAGTTACATTGAAAGCCATAATTTTTTGTTTTTTTTAAGTTATTATTTTATTATCTATTTAAATTGTATAAGAATCTTTCTTGCTTAGAAAGTTTGCTATATTCTTTTCTACTTAGTTCTGTTCTTTCAGCACTAAATTTATTTGTATTAATAGGTGTATCAGCAGGTGATTCTGCTAATTCAATTTTTAACGCTTCATTCTCAGCTTTTAGTTCTTTTATTGCTTCAATCTCCTCTGCTGAAAATTCAACTACTTCAGTAGTCTTTATAGTTTTAGGATTTGTAGATGGTTCTGGAGTCTCCTCTGACATGTCCTCTGATTCAGTTTCCCCTTCACCAAGTCTTGCTTTAATATCAGCAATTGCATCCATTAAATTATCAACTTTGTCTTTCATCTCCTCGTAAGATTTTGCCCAGTCTGCTTTTTCAGCATCTGATTCAGGAAACGCAAATTCAACAGCTTCTGACATTTCGCTGTACTCCTCTTTGTCATCTTTTGCATCGATATCCTCCTCAGTGTCTACCTCCTCAGTTTCTGACTCCATAACTTCAGCAACTATACCTTCAGTTTCAACTCTGAAAGATACACCATCCTCAGTTTTATACGTGCCAACTGGCAATAATATTGTAGTGCCATCCTCAGTAAGAACTGAGATGTCCACTCCTGATTCTAGTTCCTCAGCAGTAGAAACGAAAATAGTTCCATCCTCGCTTTTTGACTGCCAAGCCAATGTGATTTCTTTTTCTTTGTTTAGCCCTAAAGCTATTAGTATTTGTTCTTTAATATCCATAATTTCTTTTTTAGGTTCATTATATAATAGAATTACTTTGATTCTGTTTGATTTTCACGTATTATCTCATTTAAAGCTGATAGTATCTCTTGATCTGTTGGTTGTCTTTCTGACATCTTTTCCATACGATCAGTAAAGTACCCTTCAATGCTTAGACCCTTCAAAGAACCGTCCTTAACTTTAGACCACAGATCATCGTTGTTTATTTTCATTTTAACCATCCATGTGCCTTTTGGTAAATCGTAGCCGTAAAGTTTTGACTTGTCCATTTTAGAATCCTCTATGATCCAAGACTCAACCGTTAAAACACCAGACACTCTGTCTTGATGCTCATAAGTTGCTTTGTGATGATTGTTATGTTTTAAATATAACTCAGATGCTTTTCTAACAGTTTCAGGGCTAAAGTAAACATAGTATTCTGAATCTGTATTCGGATCGTATCTAAAAATATTCTTGTTAGGTATAAGGGCAGGGCTGACTAACATTCTCTTTTCATCATCTACTTTAGCAAAAGTTAAGTTATTCTTTTCTTTTCCAAAGTAAACAAAGTCCTGTTC